AAATTAATAGTTTTCATATAGAGATGGGACTACCTGTAACAGGAATAAGTTATTTCAACGTGTTTAGAGTATTGAAAAACAAAAAAATGCCCCTTATTCTTTTCAAGGGGCATTCAAGGGGCATTATAAAAGTTCTAAACTTCTAAATAATTCATTATCTTTTTCTTTGATTTTTTCTGTAATATGAACATATATTTTTTTTGTTATCATATCATTCTCATGACCTAACCTTCTTTGTATTTGGTCTAAAGAAACACCCATTTCTGCTAAAAAACTTGCGTGAGTATGTCTGAATATATGAAATCCATAATTTCCGGTATATTCTTTTAAAATTTTATGTAGTTGGCTGTAACTTGTATGTCGACCTTTCATATTTGTAAATATGATATTGGTATTATCTAATCCATGTTTTTTCTTTATCTCTTTTGTTTTATTTATACATTCTACAACAGCGTCATTAACTGCTAATTTCCTATATGAAGAAATGGATTTTGGAGTTTGAATATTCTTATTAAAAAGAGTTTTATCGACAGTTAATATATTATCATCATCTATGTCATCGTAATTTAATGCCATTGCCTCTCCTATTCTCAGACCGGTATTTATTAATAGAATAACTAGACAATAAATCATTTCACCATAATATGATTTATGGGATTTAATATCCTCTAATATCTTATTAACCTCTTCTTTTTCTAAATATAGTTTTTTATTGATACTATTTATCTTATCTGTTTTGTTTATTTTTTTAGATACTCTATTAAAAGGTTTATTTGGGAAATTTTCAATAAAATCATTTTCTTTTCCCCATGTCAACAAAATCTTTAAATATTTGATATTTGTTTTTGTTTGGCAGTCGTCTATAAGATTATTAATTAAAAGTGTATTGTTAATTTTAGACAATCTTATATCTTTATCTATAGCACTAAATAGATTATTAACTCCTCTTTTATAGGTATCTAAGGTGCTATTTTTTAACTCCACTTTATCCTTTAGAAATTCTTTAGATAATTCTCCTAGTGTTAAATCTTGATAAATATTTTTTTTATGCGTTAGTGTTTGCTTAGTCTTTTTTTCTATTTTTAAAATCAGTTCTTTTTGAGCAAGTTTTTCATTCTTTTTAGAGTGTTTTTCATATGTTACCGATACTCTTTGTCTTTTGTTTGTGATAGGGTTTTTAAATTCTTCTACATATTTAACTCTCCCATCATTTAATTTTTCAGCACGCATATATACCTCCTATTCATAGTAATGAACTGTGGCTACAAGCTTCCCCAATATTTTTATATCTTTCAAATTAAATACTTTTACATCAAAGTTTTTATTTTCAGGGGATAATATGACCGAGTTACCCTGTATAGTTATTCTTTTAAGGGTTGCTCTAGGTTCAAAGTCATTATCTTCTTGTATTTGGATAGCACCTATCTCACCATTTTTAATTATATCCTGTTTTTTAAAAAAAGCTATATCTCCATGATTAATACCTACATCAATCATTGAATCACCATTAACCTTTAATGCAAAATTAGCCTTTACAGAATCATCTACCTCAAAATAAAAATCTATATTTTGTTCAGCTAAAATCCCATTCCCTGCAGCAATTTCTCCTAAGACGGGTATTTTTCTAGTATTCCTCTCATTATATATAGGATTTTTCTCATTAATTTCTATATCTGTATTAATGATTTTACTCATGGATATGTTAAAAAAACTTGATACCTCTCTTATTATTTCAGCACTAGGGAGAACCTTTCCACTTTCCCATTGTGATATAGAGGAAGAACCTCTCCCTAACATATTTCCTAAATCAGACTGTTTTAGTCCATTCTTTTCTCTTAAATATTTTAAATTCTTACCGAACATAAGTTCTACCTCTCTTTCTTACATATATTATATCATAACTTTAATTATATTAAAATATAGCGTCAAATAAAATTTGAATTTTATTGAAGTTTTTGTTGACTTTAATTTAATTAAAATGATATAATAAGATAAAGTTGAATTAAATTAAAATGAGAACAAAAAAAATACAAAACTAAAAACCTAGTATATCTGTTGAAGTACAATTGAATAGAGAACATACCAACTTTAACTTATCATAAGGGATATTTCTATATCCAAGCTCATAGTTTTGATATCCAGTTTCTGTTATATTTAATATTTTAGCAACTTGTTTTTGTGTTAAATTTGATTTTAAACGGTATTTTTTTAGATTATTTTTTGACATTGTTTTATCCTTTCTAAAAAGATATCTTGTATTAGTATACATGATTTATACTAATTATACCATAAATGTAAATTATCTCAAAATTTAAAATACAAAAAGACAAAAAATAACTTGAAAAGCCAAATAAAATATGATATAATATAGATATAAAGTTTTCAAGAGACAATATTGGCTTTTTGAAATACGAAAACAAATACATATATTAAATTACAAATAAAACATGGTATGATATGTAGAGAGGAGGGAATATGAGTTGTATGAGGTTAAAAGATATTCAAAAAGAATACAGTATATCAAAGCCTACAGCTATAAGGTATCTTGAAGAGTTTGAGGAAGAAATATTAAAGGAAGATTCTAAAATACCAAAAAAGTGTGTTATATATTCAAATAATATCAGATGGGTAAACAAGAAAGCTTTTTACCATTTTATGCTGAACAGAGAAAGATTAAAAGATTCTATAGCAAGAAAAAGGGTTAAGGTTTTTAGCAGTAAAGATTATGAGGAGATTGTATAATGAATTTGATAAAGAGAGTATATGACCTAATAAAAGAAGAATACAACTTAAAGGACAAGGATTGTTTTAAAATTGATTATATTGGCTCAAAGCAATATTATATGGATGGGTATACCTTCTATGACGAAAAAGATAATATTGTTGATGAGATGATATTATTTTTTATTTTAAAATATGGAATATTAATAACAAGGAGGAATAATGGTTAAAAAAGAGTTTGAAAATTGGTTAGAAGATAGAGGCTTTATAAAAACACTAAAAGAAAACGTGTATTGTAAGTCAGCAGGAGATAAAAATATAATGTTATTTAAGATATTTGATAACTATTATATTTTTGAAGAGAGAGAATATAATCCCTTGACAGGTGATGATGAGACTATATATCTAAGTGAAAAGACAGATTTTTCATCTCTTGTATCCCCAAAGAGTAGAGATAATTGTTGCGATAAACAATTATTGCAAAAAGAGGATAAGTACATAGATGTTGAAAACGAATATAAGAGAACATTAGATGATTTAAAAATTGAAGATTTAGTTATAATGAGAAATATATCTAAAGAATATAACTGGATAGCTAGAGATTATTATGGAGGATTATATCTATATAAGAATAGACCTTTTAAGAATGGGAATATTTATGTTGAAAGTGGCACTGCTTTTAGTGGTACTGCTTTTAGGATAGATGGCATTTTGCATAACGCTTTTAATGACATCACTTGGAGTAACTCACCATATAAAATAATAAGAAAGGAAATTTAACATGAGAGGGTTTGAAGTTGTAAAGGAAAGTTTTAGAAAGAATGATATTTTTTTTATACCTGAAAGAAGCACAAAACATAGTGCAGGGTATGATTTTAAGGCACCACACAAAATAATTCTACATCCACATGAACATAGCAAGATTATTTCGACAGATATAAAAGCATATATGGCAGGAGATGAATTTTTGGCTTGTCATATAAGAAGTTCATTAGGAATAAAAAAAGGTATATCTTTAACAAATACAACAGGGATAATAGATTCTGATTATTATTCAAATAGAGATAATGATGGGAATATATGCTTCCAACTAAAGAATAATAGTGATAAAACAGTTATTATCGAGAAGGGTGATAAAGTATTTCAGGGAATATTTCAAAAATATCTTATAGCAGATAATGATAAAAATAACCTATTAAGAAAAGGTGGAATAGGAAGTACAGGTAATTAATGTGTAGAAAAATAGATTATCTTGTATGTGAAACAGATAAATACGAGTTACCCGTTTTTGTTGGAAATATAACCGAAGTAAGTGAGTTCTTAAAAATGAGCGTGAGTGGTGTAAGAAAAATGGCTGATAAAGGTAAAAGACAAGGAAAAGAATATCAGGTTGTTAAAGTAGAAAGGAGTTGTTTTTGATAGAGTATAAAAATATGAGAGTTGAGATATTAGATGTTGCCGGCATAGTCCCAGCATTAATAGGCATGAGAAATCCAATGAATAGTTGGCATTTAGGGGATAGTATTGACAAATCTGATTCAGAAAATTATAGAGTCAGCATAGGTGAAAACGATATGCGATTAGCACAGCAACTAATAAAAGCTGGAGATGAACATTGTAAATTTTTAAGACAAATACAAGTCTGGATGGATATAAAAGTACCTAGGTATATTTGGTCTGAACTAGATACATATAAGTTTAATACAAAAAATAGTTGCAGCACAATGCATAAATTACTTAACGATAAACATAAAATTGATTATAGCGATTTTTATATTGAAGATGATAGTATAAAACCATTAATGAACAATATAATAGACTCACTTAATGCAATAAGAGAAGAATATTTACGTACAAAAGATATTAAGTATCTAAGAATGGCAAAACAGATATTGCCCGAAAGTTTTTTACAGTTAAGAACTATGAACACTAATTATGCAGAGTTAAGAAATATAGTAAAACAAAGAAAAAATCATAGGTTAGATAAAGAATGGGAATTGTTCATAAAAACTATTAAAGAATTACCCTATGCAGATGAGTTTATTTTTTAGACTTTTAAAATACAAATTAAAAATATAAGCAAAGGAGAAAGTATATGGCAGATAATATTTCGAGTTTCAATTCATTCACATTTATTGGAACATTAAACAAAAATGAGGATTTTTACGAGGAATATATAACTAAGGGGTTATATGATGTTATTAAAATAAAATATTCTATAAGATGTGGAAATAATAGGCATTTTTTGGAATCTGTTGAGTTTAAACCCAAGGATTCCAATACTCTAATTTCTTTATTTAATAAGGATGGAAGTAGCAAAAAAATACCATTTAAGGATAGAATAAACGTTGATACAGGAGATTTAGGATTTAACCATAATTCATATCAAGAAATTGGGAGTGATAAAATTAAATTTGCCCATGGGATTGATTTTATAGAAAAAATAAAGTCAATGTTTACAACAGAGAAGTATAAAGGGAGAAAATATAAGATAACAGGTAATGTAAAACATGATACATATATAGACAAAGCAGGTCAAGAGAGAGTTATAACAAAATATATCCCTAGGCATATAGTGGAAGTCCCATTTGAGACTGAGGACTCTTGCACATTAAATTTAAAATTATATTTATTAGAAAATTGTATTAATAGGTATGATGATGTGGCAATTTTAGAGGGTGAATCTGTAGAGAGAACGAAAGACGGATATAGACCTATAACAATGAAAATTGAATTACCATTAGGCTCTATGCCTGATAGGGCTTACAGTGTATATAAAAATATGTACAGAAATGGTACTGAATATCTTAGAAAAGTTGGAATAAGGGTAGAAGCAATCAATGGAACTCAAGAGGTTGAGTTTACAGAAGATATGTTGACTGAAGATGAAAAGATAAGAATAGAATTAGGTATTGATACTTTTGAAGGGATAAAGGTAAGTAAAGGAAAAGGCATTGGTGAAAAAGAGAGAAAATTTGTAAGGATTTGTGATTTAAGAGGGTATTCAGAGGGTTCAATAGAAACTGCTTTAACACTTGAGGATATAGGTTTTAAAAAGTCTACATATAAAGAGGAACAAGACTTAACTCCAGATAGTTTTAATGCAATAGATGATGATGAACTTCCATTTTAACAAGAAACAGGAATAGATGTAGGAGGATATATAATGAGCAAAAAGATAGAAATAGAATTATTTAGATATGGAAATTTATTATTTGGAAAAGTGTTCCATATAGATGATAGTTTGAGAGAGATTGGAATCTTATACGAGGGAGACAAGATAAATATTTCATCTACTTATTACCCAACATTGAACGATAAAGAATTATTTGTGAGAGGTTCAGTTACATCCTTTGATAATAATGTTTTTCAGCATCTCTTTAAAAATGAAGAGACAGCTATTGAGGTGGCAAAAGACATAAAGAATGGAATCAATTTTATAAATGAAGGAGAATATGATAAGAATTTATCTTCTGTGTGTAGAGTGATATAAGATGAAATTAATATTTTAAGGAGGGTGATTATATATTTTAAGAGTTATAGAGGCGTTCAGTGGCATAGGAACTCAAAGAATGGCTCTAAAAAAAACAGGCATAGAGCATGAGGTTGTAGGTATCTTTGAAATTGATAAGTTTGCAATCAAGTCATATCAGGCTATTTTTAATGATGATAAAATATTAAATTTAGGTGATATAACTAAAGTTGATGTCAAAAATATTCCAGATTGTGATTTGTTTACATATAGTTTCCCTTGTCAAGATATATCGGTTGCAGGGAAATTAAAAGGGTTAGATAAAAACTCAAATACAAGGTCTGGACTTCTATGGGATTGTGAGAAAATAATAAGTGAGAAGAAACCAAAATATCTTTTAATGGAAAATGTAAAGAATTTAGTTGGTAAGAAATTCAAAAGTGATTTTGAAGAATGGCTAAAGATATTAGAGGATATGGGGTACACAAATTATTGGAAAGTTCTTAATGCTAAAGATTATGGAATCCCACAAAATAGGGAAAGAGTTTTTTGTGTAAGTATATTAGGTGAACACACACCATATAAGTTCCCAGAAAAATTCCCTCTAAAATTAAGAATGAGAGATTTATTAGAAGATACTGTAGATGAGAAATTCTATTTATCTCAAGAACAGATAGATAAGATTAAGTTCTCAACATTTAACTCTAAAAAGAAATCAATACAAGAAAAAGACTGGCGTGATACTCTGTGTGCTAGAGATTTCAAAGACCCTAAGTGTGTTAAAGTTAAGCAGATAGGTCAATATGATACTAACACAAGAAGTAATTCTAGTATATTCAGAGTTTATGATGATAATGGATTAGCTCCAAGTTTAACTACTATGGGTGGAGGAAACAGAGAACCTCATGTTGTAGATGATAAGCTAAAGCTTGTTGGGGGTATCGGTGGCAATAGTTATCTATATAAAGTTGTTTGTGAAGAAAGAAGAGATGAGGGGTTAAGATTCTTTAAAGATAATAACTGTGGAACTACCAGAACAATCAACTCTGGTGGAGATAAAAGAGTCATAGAGAATAATAACCAAGATTTTAGAATTAGAAAACTGACACCAAAAGAGTGCTGGAGATTGATGGGAATTAAAGATGAGGATTTTGAAAAAGCACAAAGGGTGTGCAGTAACACCCAATTATATAAACAAGCAGGAAATGCAATTGTTGTAGATGTATTAGAAAAAATATTTATGAGTTTATTTTTTTAGACTTTTAAAATACAAATTAAAATATAAATAAAGGAGAATTATATGGCATTTAAAAAACCGACAGTAAGAAAGACAATAACAGATATATCACAGGCAATGATATATATCCGTTCTACAAAGAAATTTGGAAAAACAACTCTTTTTAGAGATATTGTTTTAGAAAAATACAATGACCCTGGGTGTGGTTTATTGTTAGGTATAGGTAGTGAATATGGGTACGCATTGCTTGATGATTTAAATGTAACACAAATTGAAAGCTGGAAAGATTTAGAAGAATTAGTTGCGTGGTTAGCATCGAATGATGAAGATGCCAAAAAAATTAAAATGATTGGCTTAGATACTATAGATGAATTAATTCCACTAGCAGAACAAGAAATCTGTAGGCAGTGGGAAAGAAAGAAAAAGGAAAAGTGTGACACGATTAATGAGGCATACAATGGATTTGGGCGTGGACAGCAAAAGGCAACAGAACTTATAAAAAAGCTCACATCAAAGCTTAGAAGAATGAATATTGGTGTAATTGCAATAGCTCATACAAAATTACGAACAATAATCGACAAGGGGTCTGAAGGGACAGAAGGGTATCAAGTATTAACTTCTAATCTTGAAACAAGGTATGAGTCATTATTTGGAGACATATTTGATTTTGTACTTACAGGAAATATAGATAGGCAGATTAAAGATGGAGTGGCTATATCAGATGAAAGAAGGTTATATTTTAGAGGAAATACTAGAATAGATGCCGGTGGAAGATTTGCTGCTGGTTCTGTTCCAGAGTATATGGTATTTGAAAACGAGAATAATGCATCGGAGTTTATTAAGATTGTTGAAGAAGGTATGAGAAACTCTTTAAGGAATAAGAAAACAGACGAGGAGTACGAGCAGTACAAAAAGGAAGTTATGCAAGAGAAAATAGATGAATCTAAGAAAAATCTTTTAGAGGAAGAAGAAAAAAATAAGGATAACATTTATATAGATTTTGCACTTAACAAAGGAGAGGAATTTATAAGGAAAAATTATTCAAATGAGATATTTAAAGACAAAATAAAAGAATTTCTAGTTAAGAATGATGCAAAGAAAATACAAGAATTGCCTAGTGATGAACTAGTGTTGCTTATTAGATATGGAGTCGAAGAACTAGGGTTCTCTATGGATATTTAATAGATTGAGGAATTTATTCCTCTTTCTATTGGGGGGGTGAATATGGAAAAAGAGATTAGAAAAAAAATACTTAAAGAACTAGGAATAAAAAAAATAACAGATAAAGACTGGGATAGAGCATATACAAAGCTAACAAACGAATTGTCAGAAAACACAATCCTTGAAATGATTGACAAATATGCTTTTGATATAATGTTATTTATGCCAAAGTATATCAAGACCAACAGACAGAAGCTTGATTATTTGACAGATAGGCTGATAAGAGAGAGAGAAGATTTCTTTGAGAATAAATATCAGATAGATAGATTTACACCTAGTGAATTTAATTTTAGAGATGGTGAGCAGGTAGAGAAGAAAAAAACATTCTTAGATTACCTGGAGGAGTTATAGTGGAGGAGTTATAGTGAGAGAAAAATTAATAGATTTAAGAAAAAATGGTGATAGAGAGATTCCAAAAATAGATTCAATTTTTCCAAAAGATTTGATTGATAATTATCCAAATGAGGTTGTTTTGCTTTATAGCAGGGGTATGGAAAATAGACAAATAGGAAGAACATATTTTTTATTAAGAGAAGTTGTTGAAAAGAATGGAATTTATGCTACCAATGACAGAACGAGATTAAATTCTATAAAAAAATATTCCCAAAGCTTAGATTTTTATAAAGATGGAGAGTTTTATTTTGACAGGAGTAATACAACTATGTTGGTAAGTGGCTCCGTAATAGGGAAACGCTTTATGGGGAAAACTATATTTCTAGACTTAGATATATCTGTTTCTCAAATAGGGATGTTAAAAAGCTTCATATCTGATTTAAGGATTAGAGGGGCGATTGTGTCAGGAATTTGTAGAGTACAAGTTCCAGATTGTAGTGTTGTTTAAATGGAAAAATGTGACTAAAAAATATAGGAGCAGCAGTGATATTATGTATAAAGAAAAAGTAATAAACGAATTAACTAACAAACTAATATCTGAAATTGAATCAAATGGCATTATATCTGTAACAGAAATGTTTGATTATAATTCACTTAATGAATCTTTAATCAATATAAAAAAAGAAATAAAAGATATAAATTCAAATGAGATAAGAAATCAAGTTATAGAAAATATAGAAACATACGGCTATTAAATACATTTTAAAATATTAAAATCTGGAATTAGTAATAGATATATTTTCTATACTTATTTTACAAAAAAAGGTGAGGGGAATATAGATAATTTATTAAATAAATTGATAAAAAACAAATATAAAAAGATTGATATAGAAACAGAAATAAACAAAGAGCTTAAGAATTTAAATTATTTTTATGAAAAAGGTGAAATTTCTAATGAAGGATATGATGACATAAACTTTTTTATAAACAATGCAAAAAGTTTATATGGTAAATACTTTACCCTAGATAAAATCCAAAAATTAAGAATTAATGTGATATCAAAGCTTATAGCTAAAAATATTAACTCATAATAAAGCGTTACAATGGAAAATTGTGACTAAAAAATATAGGAGTTTATATGAAGATTGTCATGATTCATTGAATAAGACTCAAAAGGCTGAAGATATATATGATATGTGGATAAAAAAATTTCTTGATGATATATGGGAAGTATATGGTAAGTTTACAGCAAGAGAATTAGAAGACATAAACTTACAAGAATATGCTATTTGTAAGACTAGAGAAGGATTAAGCCTAGTGAACCATCTACTAGACCAATAGATATTAGGCAGGTTTATAGTGATTACGAAGGAAGACAAGTAAAGCAGATATGAGTAATATGATATTTTGGTTATTGAGGGGAAGTGCTTTTAGTGGCAGGTGGTAAGTTTGCTAAAAAAATGAAGGAGGTTCAGAAATGGAAAATAGTATAATTCCAGCAATGTGGAACGCTTATATTTAAATGGAACGAGAAACAAATAAAACTAAGTGAAGTGTTGAAGGTTATAGAATATAGTCCATTGCTTGGTAATAGAAGAACAAAAACGCATTGGATGGTAATTTGCAAGAAAGGATAAAAATATGCAGTTGTCATATAGATTAGAAGTAATAGCAGTGAAATATGCTGTCATATACATAGAAAATGAAATGTCTGGTATTAGGAGATATTTAGCGCTGAACAAAAATGATAGCGATTATAGGACAGCAATGGAAGAAAGGCTCAAGAGTTTGAAATATGAGTATAAAGAATTGAAATCATGGTTAGAAAGTGTGGGTGAATGATTATGAGTAACACAAATTTTAGGAGTAAAATAATGATTGTAAAATATATAGATAATTCAAAAGAAGAGTATCAAAACGTTACTGATATCAAAATAGAACAACCATGGATAGATGGGGGATATTTATCATTTTATCAAAGTATGGAAAGAATAAGAATCCCGCTTAAAACAGTTAGAGATTACAAAGTGGAAGAGGTGTAAAAATGGCTAAAGGAAAATCATATGTAGTTTACGAAGAAGATGAGATATTATACAGAATTAACGAAGATAAAAAAATTGAATTTTGCGAGGTTAATATACTGGGAAGCTGTGAACTTAGTGGCGAAACACATGATGGAGAATCGATTAATCTGATTGAAGACTTAAAAGATGAAATTGACTTATCTAACGAAGATTTAATTGATTATATTAGAGGAAGTGGGTTGTTTACCATGGTAAAAAGTCTTTTTTAGATTATTTAGAGGAGTTGTAATGGAAGAAGAGTGCAAATGATAAAAAAGGGGATGAGGATATAGTTAAATATACAGCTAATATATATAGACAATTAGGAGCAAGTAACCATTCTGATAAAAAAAGAGATGAATACGATTATTATGCTACAGACCCAAAAGCAGTAGAAAAATTGCTACACACTCTAAAAAAAGACGGGGTCGTATTGCCCAATAAATTATGGGAATGTGCAAATGGGGAAGGTCATATAACAAATGTATTGAAACATTGGGGGCATGATGTTGTTACCTCTGATTTAATAGACAGAGGAAGTATAGATAAAAAAATAGATTTTTTAAAAATAGAAGATAACCCGTATAAAAGGAGAAGTATTATAACCAACCCACCATACAAGCAATCACTGGAATTTGTTAGAAAATCAATAGATATATTAGAAACAGGAGAATTAGCAATATTCCATTTAAAAATTCAATTCCTAGAAGGAAAAGAGAGATATAAATTTTTCAAAGAAAACCCACCCAAATATGTATATATACACTCTAGCAGAGTTAGATGTGCAATGAACGGGGACTTTGAAAAGTATAAAGCATCGGCAGTATGTTATTGCTGGTTTGTTTTTGAAAAAGGATTCGATGGAGAAACAACAATTAGATGGATAGAATAAAGAGGTGATAATTATACGATATTTAGGTGGCAAGTCAAGAATTTGTAAGGATTTAGGGGGATTCTTTAATTCAAAACTTGCAGAGAAAAAGAGACAAGTGTTTGTAGACTTGTTTTGTGGCAGTTGTAATGTTGTTGCTGAAATAGACAATAAATACCATAGAATAGCCAATGACAAACATAAATATCTTATTGCTATGTGGAAAGCAATGCAAGAAGGGTGGATTCCACCAGACACTTGCAGCGAAGAGGAATATAAATATATAAAACAGAACCAAGATGAGGATATGGCTTTAAGTGGATTTATAGGTTTTGCTTGTAGTTTTGGTGGGAGATGGTTTGAGGGCTATGCCAGAAGAAAGGATGCTTATAGGAATTATTGTACCGAAGGTAAAAGAGGCAACATTAGGCTAATTGAAAATATGAAAAATGTTCAATTTGAAAACAAGGATTATAAAGACCTTGAGATTCCTGATGGTGCAATTGTATATTGTGATATCCCATATAAAGGCAAAAAACAATATTCTTTAAAAGAGTGTGGTAAGTTTAATCACAATGAATTTTATGACTGGGTAGAGAAAAACAAACACAGATTTGATATTTATATAAGTGAGTATAAGGAATCTACCCCAGATGGATTTAAGATAGTTTGGGAAAAGGAATCAAAAACTGGTTTGAGGAATATAAATAATAAAAAAATAAAAACCACAGAGGTTTTAATTACACCGACTTTAAGTTAGATTAAAAATAAAAGTATTATAGATATCAAAAGGTCAGGAGAAATTTTAATTTAAAGGAGATAGTATATGAAAATAGGAAATAAGTCAAAGAATAGAATAATAGAATGCGGTGATTTAGTTCAATTTGAGCCATATGAGGATTACAGGTTAATAGTATCTTTTGGAGATGAGGGTGAATACTTCTATTTAGCAATAGATATCATGAATTCATCAGTAGCTGGGAAAAGTAGACGGGGTGAAAGTTTATTTGATTTTTGTGAAAGAATGAGATATAGATTAGTTTCAAAAAATAAAGATTTAAAACTTGAATTTTAATAATAAAATGTATGTTTAGTACAAAAAACTACAATATACAAGGTTTAAGGAGATGTGGAGCGTATTAGTATAGTAGATTATTATAAAGAATATGTGGAAAATATAAAAAAGTTAAGAGAAAGTGAAAAATATCAAAAAGAATTTAATTCTATTAAAAACATCTGTGTAGAGCTTATTGAAGAAATATATGTTTTGTGTGGGAAATATAAAAATGCTTATTTTTATGAATATGAAAAATCAGAAAAGGATGTTGATTTTAATATAAGACAACATTGCAAAAGAGAGGCTTTAAAAAAAAGAGATACAGTTCTTTTCGTTAATAAATTAGAAGGTGATATTAAATATAGTCTATACAAAGAATTAAATGGAAAAGAAAATATGGGTCAAATGGTAGATTTTAAAAAATATTTAGAGTTTAAAAAAGAGGCTATTGAATCAGGGATATATGATATTGAAAAGAAGATAATTATAGACTTAATAATTGACGCTTATTATAATGACAGATTAAAAAATAAACCAAACACTAAGATGTTTTTTCCATGGGATTCAGATAGAAGACTTACGTGGTTAGTTTTAGGATATGAACATGGTTTTGATGAGGAGATGTTTATAAGCACTATAAGTTTAACTATTAAAAAAAGAAAACTTGCTAAAGATTGGTCTTTGAGTTTTTGCGATGACCCAAGCTGTTATTATGAATCCTTTGATATAGAAAGAGATGAAAAATATAAACTTGAAAACTATTTTAAAAATAATTTATGTTAAAATTTTAATGTGAGGTGTGCATGAAGATGTTTTGTAGATTAGAGGATATTAAGGATTATTTGGAAAACTTAGAACAAAAAGATGAAAAGTATTATAGGTTATATCATAATACTATAGATGACATGATGGACAAAGATATGACAAATGACTTCTTGAATAAATATAGAGAAAAAATATTAGATTTAATTGAATGTTATATAAAAGAGAATGCAGATATGCTTTCATTGGGCAAGGATTTTGGGCAATCAGATAGAGATATAGAAATGTCTATTGATTTTATGTATGATTTGGTAGTTTTACTTACTGAAAAATTCACAGAAAGTATAGAACAAGAAATTAATTATGAGAGGAAGTATATGATATTATGATAATAAATAAGGTTTATAATTTGTGGTATATAGGTCAATACAACGGTATAAATTCAACAAAATTTTATTCTAGCAAACAAGAAGCGATAAATTATTAATTAAATAAGAAGAAAATGCATGGTATTTTAAAGGCGGATATATAAGGAGGGGTGATTATTCCTGTATAGTGAAAAAATAAAAAATAAATATCCTGCCAAAATGTTGGCAGAAAGAGAGTTCCCAGAAACTCAAGTTATATCTTGTTTAATAGAGGATTTAACTTTACTAGATGATTTTGAATTAAAAGAGTCAGACTTTATCTCTATAGAATATAGAATTATCTGGAACATTATAAAAAAACTAAAAGAAGAAGGATACCAATCTGTTTCTTTGTTAGAAATTAAATCTAGGTTGTCAGAGCCTGAAAAACAGTTTTTTAAGAATGAAAATATTTGGGAAACTCTAAACGATGGGTTTTCATTAATAGAAAAAGATAAATTCAAGGGTTATTTGGATACATTATATAAAAATAACACTTACATGACACTTCATAAGTTAGGATTTGATTTGTTTAAAGAGATTACTTATAATAAGAAAACATTTGTTCCTTTTGAATTATTTAGAAGTATGTCAAGCAATGAGGTAAAAGAGTTCTACGAATATCAGATTAACAATTTTGGGACAGTTGACACAGATAAGAGTATAGAGGAAAGTATAATAGCTTTTGATGATGATTACATACATGATATTATGGAAGGTAAGTCGGTAGGCATATTGTTTGATAATGCAGGTGAGGATATTGTAGGAAATAAAATAGAAGGATTCCCAATTATAAGCAGACAGTCTAATGGTTTATTACCAGGAACACTATCTGTTCTAGCCGGATATACTAATGTGGGGAAGTCTACTTTCTTAATATCTTTGATAATGGCATTATTATTTCGAGGAGAAAAAGTGGTTTTATGTTCTAACGAGCAAAAAGTAAAACCATTTAAAGATAATTTTTTAATGTGGGTTCTTGTCAATAAATTAAACTATAAAAAATTAGATAAGAATAAATTAAGACAAGGGAGAAAGGCATTTACTGAGGAAGATATGAAGATGATTAATCTTGCCAGAGATATTTGGGAAAAAGAATACCAATCAAAGATATTGTTTATATCTATACCTTCAGCGAAAATGGAACACGTTGAAAAGAAATTTAGAGAGCACCATCTAAGGGGTGGATACACTACTTTTATATATGATACTTTTAAGCTTGATTTTACAAATAAAAAAGAGGCTTTTTGGTTGTCATTAATAGATGATTCAAGAAAGTTAGCTGAATTTGCTAATAGGTATGCAAATAATAATGTTAAGGTATTTGCTACAATGCAGAATGCTTTATCAACCGAAGGACAACTATGGCTAACAAGGTCTGTTCTAGCTAACTCAAAACAGGTAACTGAGGTATTCCAAAATTTATATCTTATAAGAGATATGTATCAAGAAGAAAAAGACCCTGATTCTAAGTTTTATTGTAAACCATATAAAGTTTCCTATTCAATAAACAAAGATGGGTCTAAAGTAAAAAACATAATTGATTATGAATTAGACTATAATCAAGTCTATAAGATTGTTTTTTTAGACAAATTAAGAGAGGGAAAAACATCCCAATCTGGAAACTATGCAATTGTTGTTAAATATGATGGGGAGTTTGGAACAATGAAAGAGGTGTGTTTTTGCACCCCTGTTAGAAAGAGTATAAATGCAAGTTAAAAAAGCATTGCTTGAAAAAAATAACATAGAGAAAGTCTTAAATTTTTATGGTTATGCCAATATCGTTGATAAAGGAGATGAAATTAGATGTGGTTTAACCATAAAAACAAACCCATCTTCAATTGCTATATATAAAAACGATAATATATCTGCCATGGATTACGGCAGGAATATAAATGGTGATATATTCACTCTAATTATGGAACATAAAACAATAAGTTATTCAGAAATAATTAGTGATATAAAGTCTCTTTTAGGTATTGAAATAACATATGCTGTAAAAGAAAAAAACGAGAGTGTATCAAGGGTTTTTGATGATATATTATTTAAGAAAAAAGAGGAATTGAAAATTTACTCAGAGGATACCTTAGATAAATATGATAAGAAATGGAATCTAAGATTTCTAAAAGACGGTATATCAATCGAAACTCAGAAAAAATTTGAGATAATGTATGATTATGAAACAGAAAGAATAGTTATCCCACACAGAAATTCTGAAGGTGAGTTGTGTGGAATAATAGGCAGAATCAACTCTGATTTAAATATAACAAATAAGTATTATCCATTAATTGCATACCCAAAAGGACGTGCGATTTTTGGGTATGCACAGAATTATAAAAATCTATATAACGCAGAAACCATATATATTGGAGAATCGGAAAAATTTGTAATGCAATTGGATAGCATGGGTTACCATAATGCTATAGCTTTATCAGGCAGCAGTATTACGAAAGAACAATCATTTTTAATAGCAAAACTAAATCCTAAAAAGGTGGTGTTTTGCTTTGACGAGGGACTAGAAGAAACTGTTATATATAGATGTGTGAATAAATTTTTTATGCTAACCAATAAAATGAATATAGAAACAGGTATTCTTATAGATAGAAATAACAAATATCTATTAAAGGGAAGTAAAGATTCACCATCAGACAATGGTATATATATATGGGAAAGCTTAATTAAAGAATGTTACGAAAGGATATAACATATGATTAAAATAAATGCTGATTTTGAAATAGAAGCAAATTTGTATGGATACTATGAATTTGAAATTGAAAAAGAAAAATGGGATAATATGACTGAAGAAGAAAAAATTATATACACATATAGAAATGGAATACCAACAGTGGTAGATATATTAGAAATAAACGAAGATATATCAAATATAGAGGTGGCAGATGAATAATATCAAAAAGGAATTATATAGTTTTAGTAAATTAACAACATTCCATACTTGCCCATATTCATATTATCTAACATATATAAAAAAAGAGAAACGAAAAGATAATGTATACTCTTATTTAGGTGGTAAAATACACTCACTGTTAGAGGATTTACAACAAAACAAGATAAATAACCAAAAAGCAATTTCTCTATTTTTATCATATTTTGATGATGCTGAGATACTAGGATATAACTTCCCTACGGAAAATTCAAGTAAAAACTTTAAAGAATGTATGGTTAGTTATTTTGAAAATTACAAACCTTTTTGTGTTCAAGACTTTAAAATAGAAGAATATTTTGAAGTAGATATAGAGGGAGTCCCTATTAGGGGATATATAGACCTATACACTATAACTGATAATAAATATATAGATATATATGATTATAAATCTTCATCTAAATTTACAAAAAAAGATTTAGAGATAAAAAAACTCCAGCTTATAATTTATGGTTTAGCTTTAAAAAACAAATATCCTAATATGGTTGTTAGAAGTTTGAGTTTTGATATGTGCAAGTATACAAAAAATTCAAGAGGTACAATAATAGAAAGAAATAAATCAAACGAATATACAGGGAGAGCTTTAGTGGAAATTCCATTTACAGAAGAGAATATAAACAAAGCAAAAGAGTTTGTTTTCGATACATATAAAAAGATAAATAATAATAATGAAGAAGAATCTAGTTGGATACCATATATCAATAAGTTTTTTTGTAAAAATATATGTAGCCATTATAAGATATGCCCTCATTTAAAATTTTAAAATACAAAATAAAAAAATATATATTGAAATATGAATAAAAATATGATATAATATTGATATAGGAAAGGATGACATGATAAGAATAAACAAAAAGTACGCAATAACAGTAGACAGTCTATGTTTTATACTTAATGAAGTAAAAAAAAATAAAGATGGTGAAGAATATCTTAAACAGCTTACATATCATGGAACTTTAAGAGGGTTGTTGACAAGCATTGTAAAAAGAGAAATTAAAGTTAAAAATGCAAAGGAATTTAAAGATTTAGAGGAGAAACTTTGTGAAATTGAAGATTTAATTAAAAGAAAAAAAGATATTAATGTTAGTTCTTTAAGAAAAGAATATTTTGAATATAAAGAAAGGATTGAAAAAAATGGAATATGATATAAGAATAAACAATGAACCTCCATATAGATATGAAGGTAAAGGAAAACATAAAATTGAAACAATAGAAGCTATGGAATACTGTGCAGAAAAATTTAATCAAAAGCAAGCTGTATCTGTTTCTCAAATAGTAAAATATTTAAGCAGATATAATGATAAAAATGGATATGAAGATTTAGAAAAAGCCTGTGATTATATCAAAAGACTTACAGGAGAGTGGGCATAAAAAATGGTTGACGATATCAATTATACTTGCAAAACGAGGGGTTGTATCTGAATTAACTGTTGAAGAAGATGGAATGTTGCTTTTGATTGTGGATATAATGCGATTTTAGGAGTTCATGATGTTGAATCTTATGAAGAAATATTAGAGTTAGTGAAAAATATTTTAAGAAATGGTTAGGAGATGAATAGTAATGGAATTACCTTATAAATTACAGGTTATAGCTGTGGAATATGCGATAGAGTACATAGAGAGTGAAATGTATACAATAAATAGATATGGATTTGCATCTGCCAATTCTAGTGAAGATTATAAAAATGCATTGCAAGGTAGATTAAATAGCTTAAAACAGGAATACAAGCAACTTAAAAGGTGGCTTGAAAGTGAGGAAGATTAATGAAACATTTAGTTATTGAGTATTTTGACTACTATCCTATGTATAAATTTGTGTTTGATAACGAGGAAGATGCAAGAAAATTTGAGAAAGAACAAAATAAAATGGCGGAATACGAACCACGTACAGAATTTATTTACAGCGGGGTGATAGGTAATGAACAATATAGTCTTGCTGATAATAGCATTAAATAAAATCAGTGCACTGACAACACGTACATTCTTTTTGTTAACAGTATATACATTGTTGACATATATAATTTTAAAAATATATGTTGAAGATAATGTTTTTGGTGATGAAAAGAAGGCAGTTACTGATAGTTTGATAAAAAAATACAAATTAAAAATAACGTTGGCGGTTTGTATAATAAGTTTTATTTTAAGTAATATAATACCAACTCAAGAAGAACTGGTTTTATATTTTGGAAGTAGGTATGTGACAACAGAAAATTATAAGGCAGCAAAGGGTGAATTATTAGATTTTATAAGGGATATCAAAAAGGAGATTGAAAGTGATGGAAACTAAAGAATTAGAAAAATACATAAATGAAAAAGTAGAAGAGTTTAGAAAAGACCTTGTTCTTGATATTAAAAATAAGGTTAAAGAAGTTGAGAGACCAAAAACAATATGGGATTTAAAAATTGAAGATGGAGAAACATATTATAATATAAGACCAGATGGATACATAAGGACACAGCATTTTAATTCTATATATGATTGTGATACTAGAGATATGGGGAACGCACTTTTAACTAAAGAAGAGGCTGAATTTGAAGTCGAGAGGTTAAAGATTTTAGCTATTATGAAAAAGTATAGTAGACCTTTTAAAAAAGAAGATGAAAATTGGGTTATATCTTTTGATGAAACTGAAAACTTTATTACCTATGATATTTGGTGGGATATAAACTTTAGTGTACCAATTTTTGAATCAAGAGAAATGGCACAAAAGGTAGTGGAGGAAATAGGTGAAGATAGATTAAAGAAATATTATTTTAGATTAGAGTAGAGGGGTAGAGAGTGAATAAAAACTTTGGATTAAAATTTACATATTGTGTGTTAGGAATTGCCTTACTAATTTTTGTGTTTGTCCTAGGTTTTTCTATCGGAGTGATGAGTGCCTTTTCTGATATTAGAACATATGCAGGCACTGTCGTAGAAAAAGAGTATCTTCCGGAAGAAGTCAAGAAAGATCCAGAAACTAAATCTATAGAAAAGTATGACGAGTAATATCTAGTAAAAGTCAAAGACCACGCAGGTGATATAGTTGTTATGAATGTTACAAAAGAGGAATTTAATCAAATAGATATAGGTGAGAAATTAAAAAGATAGGGAAGTGATAAAAATGAATTTAGTGATATATGCAGATGATGAGATTATATTCAATCCAGATACTATATATAGGGATGGTAAAACCATAAAGGCTAAAAAAAATTTGGACTACTATCATTTATGCGAATTTAAAAATGATGATATAGCGAAAGAGTACTTCATCGGTTTAAAGAATAGTATTCATGATAAGCCAAGAGGTATGGATATCATTAATGTCAAATTTGAATAGAAAAAAATAATATTAAAAATCAAGAAATTTACAAAAAATTTATTAGAGTGTGGACAACATGGAAAATAAAAAAAAGAAGGTGATTTGATGTCAAATATTATAAAATATCCAAGTCAAAAAATTACAGAAATGGTTAGAAATTTATTTGAGGAAAATATAGAAATACAAACCATAGGTAGTGAAGCAATCTTAGACAAAGAGTATATTTAATTAAAAAAACATAAAAACACTAGAAGAGCAGTTAATGGAAATAGATACAAAAATTAAAGGAGGAGATAAAAGTTGATTAAATTAGTAGATATTGAAAGTGTAGAGGAATATACAGAGTTTGGCACTTGTGAGATTTGTTCTTATTCCATGGATTATATATTTGAATATTTTGTCTTTGAAGATGATAAAACGGGTGAGAGGAGAAGCATTCTTAATGGGGAATGGTGTTGGGGAGATTTCGGTGAGTATTTTTATAATTTAGGTCAAATTAATATATGTGATTTAGCAAGTTTTATAAAGGGTAAGAATATACAAACATTTGACGAAATGTCTGAAAAGTTAATACCTATTGTAGAAGAATATGCAAAAATAAATCATATAAGAGTGTAAAGATAAAGATTAAAGGAGAGATGACGTGAAGATTAAAGTTATAAATTATAGAGGAGATATATTTTTTTTAAATCCCGATTCTATATATGAAATAAGTGATTGTGTTTATGCTGGTTCAGTAGAGTCTGATAAAACGTTTGTCTTATATTGGGGAGAAAACACAAACTCTGTAATGGAATACATTGGAAGTCTTATAATGTATTCTGATTATTCAAATAGAGAAGAAATATTGATAAATCTATATAAATTCGACACTTGGTGTAATAGGTTTTCTAAAGAGAAATCAGATGATATAAAGCATGGTGATAAGATTATGTTCAACAGTAGAGAATCTTATGTTATTGATTTAGACTTAGATTTTGACGAAGGAAGTGACTATGAGTTATTTGACGGAGAAGGAGGAATACTTATATTTGATTATTTAACTATGAAACCAGTTGATAGATATTTAAGCATAGAAAGTTTAAACTTAGATTATAAAGAGTATCACAATAACGAGATTGTAAAATTAGAGAGATAAAAATTATAATTTCAAATACTATTTATATAGATGATAATTAAAGTAATACTGAGAACAATACAATTGATTATAAATTTGTAGTCTTGCTTGCATATTTTTTGCATTTTAAAATACAAATTAAAACATAAAGGAGGAAATATGATATATATAGATTTATTAAAAGGGAAAGACGGGGAAATGGGAGGTGACCCAAGGATATTAACGGAAGAGTTTATAAATATAGTTATGAACTTTTATGGAATGATTGTTGCAGCAGATAAAAGAAATCAATTTACATTTAAAAATATAATGGAAAGTGCTATAGAGAGAGCAAAAAAAGATAGGATTGCAGAAAAGATTAAAAACAATAGGACCGTAAATAAAGAAATAACTAGAAATCTAAAAGAATGTGAAAAAGCACTACATGAATATATAAGCAAGAAGAATTTTAATTAGGTGGTGTAGAATGTACTATAACAATTATCATAAACATACTCATTATTCAAATATTAAAACAATAGATGTAATCGTAAAAATAGAAGATTATCTTGACAGAATGGTTGAGTTAGGACATAAAAATTATTTTACAACAGAACATGGATATCAAGGAAATTTATTCGACACTCTGAATGCTATAGATAAAAAGAATGCAAATCTACCAGATGAAAAAAAAATAAAAATGGTAGTTGGTTCTGAATTATACTATGTAAAAGATATTAATTTAGACAAAAAAAATAGGAGTAGCTATCACTTAATTATGGTGGCTATAAATAATAAAGGTGTGGAACAGATAAATGAACTTCTTTCCTATGCCAACATAGATGGTCATTATTATAAGCCAAGAGTAGATAGGAAAATGATTGAAAGTTGCATAAACCCTAAAGATGTAATTGTAACAAGTGCTTGTGTAGCTGGTATTGCTGCTGAATGGTGTTCTTATGCAGAAGATAATATTAAGTGGTTTAAAAACTTTTTTAGGGATAACTTTTTTCTTGAAATACAATCTCATAATCACCCAACACAAGTAAAACATAATGTTAGAATGAAAGAATTTTCGAGAAAATATGATATACAGCTTATTCATGCCAATGATTCACACTACATATTCCCAGAGGATTCTGTTTATAGAGATTTGTTTTTAAAAGGAAAAGGATTCAATTATCCTGAAGAAAGTGGTTTTGTTTTAGATTATCCTGACTATCAAGAAATAGTAAAAAGATATGATAAACAAGGTGTTTTTAGCAACAGCGAAATATTAAAAGCCATTGATAATACATTAGTGTTTGATAGGTGCGAAGAAATAACTTTGTACAATAAAGAAATTAAGATACCTAAGATATCAAAAAATCCCAACAAAGACCTAAAAGACTTATTAAATGAATTATGGAAAAAGGAAAAGAAGAACATACCTAATGATTTAAAGAAAAACTATATAAAAGCTATTAGAGATGAAACCAATATAATAGAGAATACTTATATGGAAGAGTATTTCTTATTAAATAATAAAATATGCAATGTAGCAAGGGATAAATATAATGCCTTTATATCTCTAACAGGTAGAGGCTCAGCAGGGTCTTTTTATATTAACAAACTTTTAGGACTTATAGGCATGGATAGAATAACATCTCCAGTAACTCTGTATCCAACAAGATTTATGAGTATATCAAGGATACTTGAAACAAAATCTTTGCCCGATATAGATTTAAACACATCTAACCAAGAGTTGCTGATTAAAGCAAGTGAAGATGTGATAGGTAAAGAAAATTGTGGTTGGATGATATCGTATAAACCATTGCAAGACTCTTCAGCATTTAGATTGTGGTGTAAGGCTAAAGATATGGATTTTAATGAGTACAATGATATTGCTAAAAATATCGAAGAATATTATGAACACCCTAAGTGGGGTTCAATAATTAAAGAAAGTCAAGTATTTGTTGGTGTTATAGAGTCAATAGCACCAAGTCCTTGTTCTTTGCTTTTATCAACTGAAAGAGTAAGTAAACATATAGGCTATATAAAGATAAAAGATAAGGTTTGTTGTAATTTAGATGGTATGAACTGTGATATTTACAAGTATCTTAAAAACGATTATCTTCAAGTATCAATCATGAAGATAGTAGAAGATACTTGTAAACTTGCAAATATAGAGATACCAACATCAAACGAATTACAAAATATGTTAGACAGTAAAACATTTGATATATACAGAAAAGGTTTAACTTGTACGGTAAATCAAGCAGATTCAGATTTTGCAACACCTCTAGTTATGAAATATAAACCTCAATCTGTATCAGAGGTATGTGCTTTTGTGGCAGCTATCAGACCCGGTTTTAAGTCTTTGCTTCATAATTTTTTAGAAAGAAAACCATATACAACTGGGGTTAAAGAACTTGATGATTTGTTAGAAGATTCATTCCATTATATGTTATACCAAGAATCTATAATGAAGTATTTGATATGGTTAGGTATAGAAGAATCTGAAACTTACACCATAATAAAGAAAATAAGTAAAAAGAAATTTAAGGAAGATGAATTAATAAAATTGAAGGAACAACTTCACAAGGGCTGGATTAAGGTTGTTGGACGAGAAGAAGGGTTTGAACAGACATGGCAAGTAGTTGAAGATGCATCCAAATATTCTTTTAATGCATCACATTCATTAGCATATGCTTATGACAGTTTATATTGTGCTTATTTAAAATCGCATTATCCACTAGAATATTATACAGCTACACTAAATTTATACGAAAAAGATACAGATAGAACTAAGAAACTTATAAATGAATTGATATCGTTTGATATAAAATTAGAAAAATCTATATTTAGATATTCTAAATCTGATTATTTTTTTGATAGAGATAAGAACACTATTTACAAAGGTGTATCCTCTATTAAAGGTATGAATGAAGAGGTTGGTAATTTTCTATATAGCTTAAAAGACGAAGATATAACCTTTATAGATTTAATAAAAAGGTCAAAAGGCATAATGAATAAAACTCATTTTGAAACATTAATTAAACTTGATTTTTTTAAAGAGTTTGGGAAACAAAAATACCTACTGGATTTATATAATATTTTCACAAAATATAATGGAGTTAAACAAATAAAAAAAGATAATTTAGAAATTCCGATAGGGATAGTAAAAGAATGTTCAGAAAAGGAGACTCAAAAATTATTTAAAGAAATTGATTCCAATAGATTAATTAATCTGTTAGCTAGAAACATTAATAATATAGATATACCTATAGAAGAACAAATAAGTTTTTCAATGGAAACAACCGGTTCATTCAAAACAACAGATGAGCTAGGCAAATTATCCTATGTAGTTTTAAAAATAGATAAATATAAAGATTATGTTTTAAGTGTTATTAATGTAAATACAGGTAATGTATATAAGTTGAAATCCAAAGTAGGTGTAATACCACCAATAAAAAAGAATTCTATTTTACAGATAGAGGAGCTTGAAAAAAGACCTAAGAATGTTCTAGCAGATGGGAAATGGATAAAATCTAAAACAGAGTTTGATTTATGGATAACAAAGGCAAAGATATTGTATAGCGTATAATTTTGTGTGTAGAGAAAGGAGTAAAATGTATAGTATATTTCAAATAGCTAAATATTATAAACAAAAAGAGAATAGAATATCTCATAGGAAGTTACAACTTTTATGCTGGTATGCACAATCATGGTACTTATTTTTAAATAATAACCATAAATACAATATTAAAGAAAGACTGTTTGATGATATTCCTGAAGCTTGGACTCATGGAGCAACATATATATCACTTTATGATGATATATATAAAAATGATTGTAGGGGAATAAACAGTTCTAAAGATATTGACTCTAAGAAAACAATTAAATTTTTAGAAGAAGTTTATTTAGAATATGGAAAATATACCACTTCTGAATTAGAATCAATAATGTTGCAAGAATATGCTTTTTGTAAAGCGAGAAATGGTATGAAGCCATCAACACCATCCTGCATAAAAATAGACATAAGAGATGTTTTTGATGACTATATACATAGGCAATAATATATAAAAGGTAAATCTGATTGGTTTGCAATAAGATAAAGTGATAGATTTATAAAATACCATCGAAAGATGTTTACATAGATATTATATTTTAAAAGAGGTGATGTTTTGAGTAAAATCAAAGTGATAAAAAAAGACGGAACAGTTGAAGATTTCAATATGGACAAAATATATAAAGCAATAGAGAAATCTGCTCAAAGAGTAATGAAGCATCTAAAAGAAGATGAAAAACCATGGATAAAAGCTAGTATTTTAGAAAATATTTCAGGTAAAAATAGTATACCAGTAAAAGATATACATTTGTATGTTGAAAAAATTCTATCTAAGTTAGACGATGAAATAGCAAAGTCATATAAAGATTATAGAAACTACAAGACATCTTTTGTTTCTATGTTAGATAATGTTTATCAAGAAAGTCAAAAAATAAGATATATAGGTGATAAAGAGAACAGTAATTCAGATTCAACTCTTGTTTCTACTAAAAGAAGTTTGATTTATAGTGTCTTGAATAAAGAGATGTATAAGAAGTTTTTTTTAACAGTAGAAGAAATAGAAGCTATAAAAAAAGGATATATCTACATACATGATATGAACGCTAGATTAGATTCGATAAATTGTTGTCTTGCAGATGTGGGAACTATTTTAAAAGACGGATTTGAAATGGGGAATATTTGGTACAATGAACCTAAAACCCTTGATGTTGCATTTGATGTATTAGGAGATATAATATTTAGTATGTCATCTCAACAGTATGGAGGATTCACTGTTCCAGAGGTAGATACTTTATTAAAGCCATATGCTGAGAAAAGCTATCTAATATACAAAAACGAGTTCTTCCAAATAGCTGATAAATTTTATGTAAGTCGTGAAGATAATATTATTGAAAAGGCAGAAGAATATGCTATTGAAAAATTATGGAGAGATATGGAACAAGGTTTTCAAGGAATAGAATATAAACTTAATACAGTAGGTTCTAGTAGAGGTGATTATAGTTTTGTAACATTTACTTTTGGATTAGGAAAAACTACATTTGAAAAAATGTTATCTAAAACTTGTTTAAGAGTTAGAAGGAAAGGACAAGGGAAGAGAGGCTTTAAAAAACCTGTATTATTCCCAAAGCTTGTATTCCTTTATGATGAAAAATTACATGGAGAGGGTAAGGAATTAGGAGATGTTTTTGATGAAGCAGTAAAATGCAGTCAATCTTCTATGTATCCAGACTTTCTTAGTTTGACTGGAGATGGATATGTGCCTGATATATATAAAGAATACGGTAAAATAATATCTCCGATGGGTTGTAGGGCTTTTTTATCACCTTATTATGAAAGAGGTGAGATTGAACCATTAGATAGTGAAGATACACCAATTTTTACTGGAAGAGCAAATCTAGGTGTTATATCACTTCATTTACCAATGATATATGCAAAGGCAAAAAGAGAAAGTAAAAATTTTTATGATGTATTAGATTATTATTTAGAGATTATAAGAGGATTACATCTTAGAACATATGATTATTTAGCTGAGATGAAGGCTAGTACAAATCCTTTAGGATTTTGTGAAGGTGGGTTCTATAAAGGTAATCTTAAACCAGATGATAAGATAGAACCTGTAATAAAAAGTTTTACATTATCTTTTGGCATTACAGCTTTAAATGAATTACAACAGATACATAATCAGAAATCATTGGTTCAAGATGGAGAATTTGCTCTAGAAGTAATGGAATATATTAAGAGCAAAGTAGAAGAATTTAAAAGACAAGATGGTAAACTCTATGCTATATACGGTTCACCAGCAGAAAGTTTATGTTCTAAACAAGTACAGCAATTTAGAAAAGAGTTTGGTATAATTAAGAATGTTTCAGATAGAGAATATGTGTCCAATTCATTTCATTGCCACGTATCAGAGGACATAAACCCAATACAAAAACAAGATTTAGAAAAGAGGTTCTGGAGTTATTTCAACGGAGGCAAAATACAATATGTTAAATATCCTATATCTTATAACTTTGAAGCAATCAAAAGTCTTGTCAGAAGAGCTATGGAATTAGGATTTTATGAAGGAGTAAATTTGTCACTATCTTATTGTAATGAGTGTGGGTATGAAGAACTTAATATGGACACTTGCCCTCAATGTGGAAGTAATGATTTAACAAAGATAGACCGAATGAATGGATATTTAAGTTATAGCAGAGTAAAAGGTGAATCACGATTGAATGATGGAAAGATGGCAGAAATTAGAGATAGAGTTAGTATGTAGGAGGTTGATTTATTGAATTATCATAATATAACCACCAATGATATGCTCAATGGAGAGGGGTTAAGAAGTACACTATGGGTATCCGGATGTGATCATTATTGTGTAAATTGTCATAATAAAGAAACATGGGATAGTAATTCAGGGATACTTTTTGATAGGCGTGCAGAAAAAGAACTTTTTGATAGTTTAAGACCAGATTATATATCTGGTCTAACTATTAGTGGGGGAGACCCTTTAAACAAAAATAATATATTAGAAGTTCAAAGAATATTAATGATGTTTAAGCTTAGATTTCCTAACAAAACTGTATGGCTATATACGGGGTACAGATGGGAAGATGTTAAATTAGCACCACTTTTCCAGTATGTAGATGTTTTAGTAGACGGTAAATTTGAACAGGATAAATATGACATTAATTATCCTTATGCTGGTTCAACGAATCAAAGAGTGATAGATGTACAGAAAAGTTTAAAGGAAAATAAGGTTATTTTATATAAGCTGAAAGGAGTATTATAATGTGGAAACTAGAAAATTATCCCTATATCTATAATAAACAAGACTATCTGATATTAGAAAATGGAGTTTCTATAGGCAGAAAAACAGGTATAAGAGTTCACGTTAATGGAAATTCAAGTGTTATAGATAGATACAACGGATATAAAAGAGATTTAAACTATGCAAGAAAAAGAATTACTCATTATATGGTAGATAAAAAACTGTGTTTAAGGGTTATTAAAGAAGATTTTAGAACAAATAATGTGTGGCAAAAACCAACAGAAGTTACAGTTGAAGTTTTTGGCGCTGATAAAGATAAATCTATAATAGAAGATAATGTCGGACATTTATTGAGGAATTTATTTGATAAGTTTGGGTTTAATAAAAATAACGTTATATTCAGTGGTGAAAGTTATAAATTGAATAAGAATAGAATATTAAATGTTGCAACTCAAGACTATAGAAAATTAGCTAAAGTTATAGAAACTATAAATGACACTTTAATTCCACTTGGTCATGTTTTAAAAGACTATTGTTTTCAAAATGTAGTAAGTGTCGAGAGAGATGGCGCCGGTCTTGGACATTGGGATTTGGTTCGATTAGGATTTGAAGGGGATATGTATTATCTTAATAATATAGGCTGTGGGGACAATAAAAAAACAATACTTCTTTATCTCCAAAGGTTTGTTGACAGACGTATTAACAACATAAATAAATTGAAACCTATAAATTATGTGTGTTATTATAACGACAATCAAAAATATTTGGCTGAAATGTTTGGATATCTTGCAGATGCAAAAGTATTTAAAGATAATGGAAGATTCTTTACCGGTTGTAAGGTTAGGTATCTAAAGGATAGAGGTAAATTATTATATGTAGGTGATTTAGGAAAGAAAGAGTCTATAAGACATTTTTGCTCTAAGTGGCTCGTTTAAAATACAAAATAAAAAATATATATTGAATTATAAATAAAAAATATAATACAATATTGATATAGGAAAGGAGATTTATGGAAAAGTTAGATGTAATGGAATATGTAGCTAAAGAATATGAGAAAATAGCTAATAAAATTAGTATTTTATCTAGCGAAAATAAACAGAATAAACCTTTTTTCGCTATATTTCAGATAGGAAATGACCCAGCTTCAAATAAATATGTAGCGAATAAACTAAAAAAGCTAGATAGTGTAGGTATAGATGTGAGGCTCTTTAAAAGAGGAGAAAAAACTGATGAAATATCTCTATATGACTTATTTTGTAAAAAAAGTGACCTAGAGTTTGAAGAAGTTCCTTATATGGTTCAATTACCACTCCCGAAAGAATATGAGGAACTCACAAACAGTCTTACAAGCATATCTTGGGAATTAGATGTAGATGGGTTAGGTATTTCAAGTAAAGAGAGATTTTATACAAATCAAAAATCTTTTATACCTTGCACTGCTAGAGGCATCAGAGATTATATGAAGTATATAGATAGTTCCTTAGAAGGGAAATCAGTACTTATTATTAATAGGAGTGATTTAGTAGGCAAACCACTACAAAAACTTTTACTTGATGAAAATATGCTTGTATCTGTAGCACATAGTAAGATACCTAAAGAGAAGTTGTTGGACGTTTTTGACAAGTACGATTATATAGTAAGTGGAATTGGTATTCCTGGATATTTTAAATCAGAGGATATACCTAAAGGCTGTACATTCATAGATGTAGGAATATCATTCAATGATAAAGGGAAAATGTGTGGTGATTTAGAAATAACAGAGAATAAAGGTGATGACTTTAAGTATACTCCAGTACCTAATGGAGTAGGGCAATTAACAGTTTTGAGTTTAGCAAAAAATGTAATGGAGGCTTATTATGGGATTAATAACTAAAACTATTTTATTTTTTATAATAGCGATAATAATGACGGGAATACCTAAATATTATCATTTCAAAAAAAAGAGTTCAAGTCTAAGTGTATATTTAATTTATTTTTTAATAACTTTAAGTATATCTTCTATAGAATTTGCTAGAAAGCCAGAAAGCATTTGCTTTAATATATTAATAATTTTAACAGGAGTATTGAATGTTTTTATAATTATAAATTCAGAAAAGAATAATTAAAAAAAGGTAGGTGGTTTGTTGAATAAAATAAAAACGATAATAATAACAATAACATTAATATTTAGTATAGGTTGTAGAGTTGATGCAGCAGGAAAAGGTGGATATAGTCAAAATGATGTAAGGGTTAAAAGTGGATTAACAGAACAACAAATAAAGAATTTATTACCTAAGAATATGAAACAGCTATCTAGCACAATATATAAAATAGAAAACTCTAGTAGACCAATCAATTCACACTTTCTAAGCAGTGTAGTTAAGTTAGAAAGTGGTAATGGAACTTCATATAGCTATAGAAATAGAAATAATGTAGGTGGAATAATGGGGAAACATGGTCTCAGAAAGTTTACTTCCAAGGAACAAAGTTTGTACTATATGCAAGACTTTTTATATAGAGGCTATATAAATAGAGGTAGGAGAAACGTTTGGAAAATTGGTTCAAAGTATTGTGTTGGTGGAAACTGGGCATATAAAGTAAATAATTTAGCTATAAATTCAATGAGGAAATCTTGGGAATTTAGATAATTAAATAGATTTTGTTACGGCTGCACTTATGAAGATATAAAAATGTAAGTGTAGTTGTAACATTTAAAATTTAATATAAACATATTCAAAAGTAGAAAACCACAATATCACAGTAAAATTTATAAGGAGGTTTATGTATGGAGAGTAATAAAAAAGATACATTATCAAGTCTTAAATGTAGAGTTATAGATATAGATTCAAAAATTTCTGAACTACAAACTAAAAAAATCAATTTAGAAAATGAAATACAATCTTTATTGGGAAACGGCAAAAGATATATTTATACTGATTATAACGAAAATTTCTATTGTCTAACTCATGAGGTAGCACCATGGGACGATTTACATTTAATCGCTGAAATAGATTTATCAGACCTAAAAGGTATTGCATCGAAAATATCTGATTTAAGTTACAGATTTTCAACTAAAGGAATATTACAGTGTTTACCTCAAAATATAAACAAAGATTGGCTAGTTAGAGAAATAATAGAAAATTCTTTTTTAACTTTACATAATATGTATTTAGAGTTTAAATCCGAAGTAGAGGATGTTGCTGAAAAAACATTCATAACTGAAATAGAAGATTTAGAATTAGATAAAGATTTTGTAGAATGGATGGGATACTAGATGGAAAATTTAAAGATATTAAAAGAGCAAATAGAAGAAATTAAAAATATAAAAGGGACAAATGCAAAGATATTTAGAATTAAACAGTTATACGCAGATGGTAATGATTTATTGTTTAAAGTTTTAAAATTCTGTATAGACCCTAGTATTAAATCAGGAATAAGTAAAAAAAAGATGTCGAAGAAATTATCGATTCATGAAACAGATAAGTCTTTAGAAAGTCTCCTAGATTACATTGCTGAAAATAATACAGGAACTGATGAAGTTTTATCAATAGCATTATCATACATAGATAAAAATAAAGAATATGAGGATATGCTTAAAGAGATAATAACTCAATCTTTAAAGTTAGGGATTAATGTCAAGGCAATAAATCAAGCTATACCAGACTTTATAACAACATATGATTTTATGAAGGCAAAAAATTATATGGATAGAGTAGAAAAAAACCTATTTAATTTCGACCTTACATATATTATATCAGAAAAATTAGATGGGATAAGAGGTGTAATAATAAAAAACGGAAATGATATAAAAGCAATATCAAGACAAGGAAAAGAATTTATAGGACTTGACCATATATTTAGTTGTTTTCACTGCCTTAAAGATGGAGTTTTTGACGGAGAATTTTTAATTAAAGGTGAATTTAAAACTGAAGAAGAAAGATTTCAAAAAACTTGTTCTATTATGAGTTCTAAAACAGAGGATAAAAATAAGATTGAGTTTATAATGTTTGACTTTATACCTTTGGAAGATTTTAAGTTGGGTTATAGTCCAATCCCTTTTGTTGATAGGCTAATGAAGAGTGTTAATTATGTTGACAAAATGAAAATAAACAATAAAGGTGAGATACCTATTAAATCCATTACATCAAGACCATTTTGGTATCAAGGATTTGTAACACATGAAAAATTAATTAAACTGGTAGATGAATGCGATAGACAGGGGAAAGAAGGGATAATGATAAATTCTTCTGTCGCACCATGGGAAGGTAAAAGATCAAATTATATATTAAAGCTAAAAAAGAATCTTATTGCTGATGTTAAAATAATCGGATTTATTGAGGGTGATGGAAAAAATAAAGATAAATTGGGTGCGTTAGAAGTTGAGTTTGACTATGAAAATATGACAAACTCATGTTTTATAGGGACTGGATTTACAGATGAAGAAAGGATAGAGATTTGGAACAATCAAGATTATTATCTAGGCAAAATAATAGAGGTTAAGTATCAAAAAATAACTAAAAATGAGACAAATGATGGTTATTCATTGGGATTTTCAAGCTATAATCATATAATAAGAGAAGATAAAAGCGAAACAAGTGTATATTAAATAAAGGAGTTTTATGGATAAGAAAAAAATAGACAACATATGTGATAAATTGATAGATTTATTATTGGCTATATATGTTATATCATGTATAACATATCCAATATTTCAAATTACATTTTTTATTGTGGGTAATTTTCTATTTAAGTGGAGCATTTTAATTATTGCATTGCCTACATTTATTCTTTTTACCCTTATAATAATAGGTGTTTTGATATTTTTATTTTTATTTATAATGGGAAGAAAGGGCATAATATGATAGATTTAAATAAACCATTTTTGGAGAGGGACGAAGATTATAGGGCAGAGATAAGATTTTTTTATGCTAAGTTATTTAATAATTTGGGCTCAGACGAGATAATGTATATAATCCAAATGCTTGATGACGAACTAAAACAATCTATGCTTAGATATATAAATCCATTAGATTTGTAAAGAGGTGATAATTATTAGAATTTTAGGTTTAGACTTATCTATGACCTCTACAGGTTGGTGTGTCATAGAAGATTTTAAGGTAATATCTTATGGGAAGATTAATACAAGTCCTAAAGATTTCACAACAGAAGATGAGAGAATAAACTATATTGTTGACAAGATAGAGAGTGTTATGGACAACATAACTTTTGTTGGTATAGAAAATCAATTTATATCAAACAGAACAAGTACCATTATGGTTTTAAGAAAATTATTAGGTGCAACCATGAGAATGATAACTCAAAAAGGTATCTGTGTTGAATATTTAGCACCAACATCTGTAAAAAAAATAATAACAGGAAATGGGAGAGCAGGCAAAGAAAAGGTTGCCAAATATATACAAGATAACTATATAGATATAGGGGAATATAGTGATAAAGCTGGGAATAACAAGACAAGTGATATATATGATGCTATATCTATAGCTGTAGCAGTGAAACAAATGTTTGGAGGTAACTATGATAAAAGTAGATAGGAAAGATAATGATAATATATCTTGTAATATCGACTGCAGTACAATTGTTGATATTATAGAAGAAACTTCGTTTTTAATTGCTTTTTGTAAAAAAACTATATTGAGTAATTTAGAAAAAGAAGAAGATAAAATTAATGCAATGGATATTTTTAGACAGAGTATATTTGCTGGACTAGATGAAGAAATTAAATGGGATTAATTTATAATGAGGCTCTTGTAGCCTCGTTATTTTTTTTATAGGGACGTGTCCCTGTTGAGCTCGCAAAGCGTGCGAAACAATAAACCACCCGCTATGCGGGTGCGCGACAGATGTTATACAAAAAAATCACCATTCCATAGTATAATTGAATTGTTCAAGCTCAATAATACGAATAGGAAGGTGATTTTATGGCAAACAAAGCGAACAGCTTGTCTCATACAAAATGGATGTGTAAATATCACATTGTGTTTACTCCAAAATACAGGAGAAAAATAATATACAATCAATACAGAAATAGTATTGGTAAGATATTGAGACAACTATGTTCATACAGAGGTGTTGAAA